GGTGGGAAGACACACTTTTCTATCTTGAAGCCACAATGAGTGATTCCGATGCCGGGGGGACAGTCTATATTGACCTTTGGGATGATACTGCAAACGCATCAGTTACCAGCTCTGAATTGACTGTTACTGGAGTAACCGTTACCAGAGTTCGTTCAGCAGCTTTGACTTTGGTTGATGGTCACGAATATTACATCCGGGTTAAACATGCCAGCGCTTCTGGAACTTTATTTAGGGCTTCCCTTCTTTTCCTTACCGATGCTACCGCTTCGGCTGGTGCAAAGTTTGCCGACTATCGTTCTATTTACGGTCAGGACGGGTCATTCAATGGGGGAAGCGGAACAGAATTTAACATTCTTACTCAATATAACCCTGCTCTTTATGCTGGGGGAACTTTCGACTGGTTCTGGGAGGCAACTGGGTCAAATGGAGCTGGAGCAGGAACGGGAGATTCAGACCTTTATGATACAACTGCCAATGCAATTCTTTCTACCCTTCGATGGACTTCGGCTACTTTCTCGGTCAAGATGGATTCCACGCTGGTCATGCCTGCGTCAACTTCAAGTATCTCTTATTGGTATTTATCGGCTGGCGGTGGAAATGTAGGATTGATTGGGTCTGAATATGGGTATAGATTCTATCCGCCAGTTTTTCCAACCACGACCACAACTTCCAGCTCCACAAGCACGAGTACGAGTACCTCGACCTCCAGTTCCACGAGCAGTAGCACTTCAAGTTCGTCAAGCTCGACCTCAAGTTCAACTTCGAGTTCAACAAGTTCTAGTACGAGTAGTTCTACTTCATCGAGTTCTAGCTCAACAAGTTCCAGTACCTCATCTTCAACTTCCAGTAGTACGAGTAGCTCAACTTCGTCTAGCTCTAGTTCGACCAGCAGTAGTACCTCCAGTTCAACTAGCTCTAGCACGAGTTCTTCAACTTCAAGTTCCAGTAGCACAACTTCAAGTTCAACCAGCTCAAGTACGAGTACCTCAACTTCGAGTAGTACAAGTACGAGTTCCAGCAGTACCAGTTCCAGTTCGACCACAACTCATCACACCGATACGAGTAGCTCAACGACATCTTCGAGCAGCAGCTCAACCTCGACCAGCACGAGTACGAGCAGTTCCAGTTCCAGTAGTTCTAGTTCCAGCAGTTCAACGACAACGGCATTTCATACAGCGACATCCAGTTCTACGACCTCAAGTTCTACAAGTACGAGTTCTTCAACTTCGTCTAGCACAAGCTCGTCCAGCTCCAGCTCATCCAGCTCTAGTTCAAGTAGTTCCAGTTCTTCAACTTCTAGTTCTACAAGTTCGAGCAGTAGTAGTACCAGTTCCTCAACTTCGAGTTCCAGTTCTTCGAGTTCAAGCACGAGTAGTTCAAGCTCAAGTAGTACATCTTCGAGCAGTAGTAGCTCGACCAGCTCGACCTCAAGCAATACCAGTTCTTCTAGCTCAAGCACAAGTTCTTCGAGTACGAGTACTAGCAGCTCAACTTCCAGCTCATCAAGCTCAAGCTCGACCAGTTCTTCTTCGACTACAACAAAAGCTCCTGATAGAAAAATGTCAGGAAATGTTCTTGATACTCCGCTTTGGGCTGATACTTCCCAATCAGTTACAAAAGGAAATGTCTTAAATACTCCGCCATCAGGTGGTATTATAGAGACACCAACTATGGGTAATGTTGACGATGTTGACTATCATGGAGACATCTACTAGCAAAGATAAGTTATACTAGAAATATGGCAAAGACAATTAAAGTTAAAAATCCAGTCCTACCAGAAAAAGAAGATACATTTCTCACGACTAAATATACCTCTGGAGCAACGCTTGCGGTTAAAGATACTGAAGGCTGGGCAGCAAATGATGTGGCTGTTGTCGGCCATGCGGGGGATGAGCAGGCTGAAGCAGGGCTTCTCAATTCCATTACCGCACCTTCCGCAATCAATCTTACTGGAGCTTTGAAATTTCCTCACGCAGTTGACCAGCCTGTATTTCGTTCAGACTGGGATAAGATTTCCCTCGAAAGAAAGCCAAGTGCTGGTGCATTTGCTCAAATTGTAGAAGGATTATTTACTATTGAATGGGATGAGCGGGACGGGTTCTCCAAGATTCCCGTGGCTGCTGGAGTTGATTCCGATACCTACCGATGGCGATTCTACAATTCTGGTTCTCTTACCTATTCTGATTATTCAGGAGAGCTTCCAGGTACAGGGCTTACTCAATTTCATGCAGGTTATTTAATTGAAGTTGTCCGCTACTTTGGTAAAATTCCAGCTCATCTTGGAATTAAAGACTTGGATATTCTCCGTTCCCTTAATCGGGGACAAAGGGAAATTGACACCATGCACGACAGATGGTGGTTTGCTCTTACCCAAGATACTACTGGAACTAGGATTACTTCTATCGCTGATATTTTTCAATATGATTTGACTTCTGATTTCCGAGGCATGGATGTATTACAGGTGTTGGATATAAATAATCAAAAGTACAATCTTTCATTTATGCCACTTATTGAATTTGATGCCTATAAAATTGATAATGCTGCTACGGCTGGCCACTCTGATAGTTCCCGAATTTGGACTCTCTTGCCCCCTGATTCGTCAAATACCATCGGTTACTTTGGTGTACATCCTACTCCTAAAACCACAGGCATTTACTTCTACCGCAGATATTGGAGATTCTTACCAGAACTCACATCGTTTGCGTCAAAAACTTTAATTCCACTACCAGAGACGCTTATTAACTGGGCATTGTTTGAATTGTACAAACTCCGAGAAGATAGAGACAATGCTTCCTTTTACTACCAGCTTTACACCGAGAATGTGGGAATGCTTAAAAAGATTCAGAGACGACAAATCGGACAGGCAGAAATTGCCAGGTTCAGAGGACAGCGTGGTTACTCCCGATTGTTTGGTGAACTTACCAATCAGAACATTGATACTATCCGTGAAAACTATTGGTAAAATGTTATGGCAACAACTACTGAAGAACGCATACATATCATCACCAGTTTCCAAACTGGGATGCAAAGAAGAACTACCAAGTTCCTCAATCAAGCAACAGATGTCTTACTCGCAAAGAATGTTGACTTCCAGTATCGTCTCGGAGGAATTTCGAAAGCTCTCGGCTATGCAAAAAAGGGTGGTTCGATTAGTGGGAATCTTCCTATACTTGGGGCTGGCAGTCTTAATACTTCTGCTGGGACTAATAAGCTCATTGCGTTTGCTGGTACTGATGCGTATATCTGGGATGGCGGGAGTAATTGGACAGCTCAATCCCGTGCCTATACTGCTTCCCAAAAGTTTGAAACTGAACGCTTCTTAGACCAACTCTTTGTAGTCAATGGAATCACTGATGCTCCTGAAAACTTTAATGGTTCTGCCTGGTCAACTACCACCAATGTCGCAGACATGCCAAAGGGAAAGTTTATTGTTGAAGATAAACTCCGCTTATATGTTTTCAATGTAAGTATCCCACAAGGGGGAAACTATCCTTCCCGATTCTTTTACTGTGATTTACCTAAGAATAATGTTATTCAGTGGGGAATTGAAACGGGAGCTGACCTTGCTTCAAGTGCTACCACGGCAGTTGTTACCTCGGCTGGGTCTTTGTTTGTTACACGGGGAATAAAAGTTGGAGACCCATTCTTCATTGTAAGTGGAAATAACGCAGGGGAATATGAAGTTAAAACTATAGATTCCGAAACACAAATTACTCTTACTACCAATGTTACCAATACTACTTCCAATCAATCCTTCTGGGTAGGCGGAAACTGGGAGGATGTAGCACGGGACAATTCAGATGTGGGTATGGGAATCGGTAAGAATGCTGACCGAGTTTTATTCTTCAAGAGGTTCTCGGTTCACAAATGGAGCAAGGGAGTAACTGATTCTGACAATACTTTAATTCCAGTTAAGGGAGTACCAGGTACAGTTTCCCATCGCTCTATTGTTAATGTCAGGGATTTTACTTTGTACTGGGCTGATTCAGGTCTATGGCAATATGATGGGAACTCCGCACAGCTTGTCAGTAATCCGCTTCAGGAAGTTGTTGAAGGTATCCCTGCTGCCAACTTATCTACAATTTGTGGATGGAGTGTAAATGACAGAATTGTAAAAATGTTCGTTGGCAATGTGAATAATGCTGACACTGGACTGGTTATCAATAACTGTGTGGTTTGTTACGATGTCTTCTCTGATGCTTGGTGGGTTGAGGAATACGATGACACTATCAATTGTTCTACCCGTTGGGTTGAATCAAGTGCACTTAAAAACTTTATCTTTTCCAATGATGGCGAAATCTTCCAGTCAGAAAGTGGGAATGCTTATAATGGTAACGCTTTCCCAATGGAAGTTGAGACCTGGTTCTACTGGCCAATTGCTCCAGAGGTTGCGGTAAATTTCACACGCTTCAAGACTTACACTCAACACGGAAGGGGGATTCAATGTGAATATAAACTTGCTTACTTTTCTGCGGAAGGAGGTTATAGAGTTGACTCCGAATGGAGGAGGCTAAAACCCAAATACAAAACTGAAGATGAACAGGAGTGGACTATGGATGAGGAAAGTAACCGAGCTTCTGGATATGCTCTCAAGTTCTACGAGTCTTCTAACACAAATGCCAGACCAGTTATCGAAAGAATTGCAGCATTTTATACAGGAGGGGAGGTAAGATAATGCCAGTAGCAAGCTCCATCGTACCAAGCACAGGTCAAGTTGACCAGGCAATGCAGCAAAGAAATCGCAGGAAGTTCTTTGAAGAAGCGAAACTTGCTGCCATGCAGAAGCTCACCCCGAATGAGGTCTCCGATGATTTCAAATATATTAAAGACCAACAGAAATCTTGGAAGGATAAAATCTTTGGATTCAATGATTACATGGAGAAGGATGTTCCCCGTTCTTTTAAGTCAGAGGATATTAACCCTTCCAGCTTTTCAGACATCGTTATTGAACGAGGTTCACTAGGCACGGATAAGTTGGGGGCAATCAGTACCGACAAGATTCTCCAGGCCATTACTGATTCAGTTGTTATTACAGGAGCACTGGCTGGTTCAACCACTTTGAATAATGGGCAGCAAGCGGTTATTACTATCACGCTTGATGACACTGCTGACGCAAATCGTATCGTACTTGGTGTTTGTCATATTACTCCTTACCATGATTCCGTGGCTGGAACAAATATAATTCCTTATGGGTCAGCCACAACGGAAGCTCAATGGCACTACTTGAATAGAGCAGATTGGAATAGTAATAATAATAAGAAGTCCACTTGGGTAGATTTTATTGGCAATATAAGTGCAGGTGCATCAACGCCTGTACTGTGGAGAGCACATTACCGATATATTGGAAAGGTTGCAAAGGATTCATAATATGCCTAGATTTAGATTATCAAGTCAACGAACAGAAGAATCAGATATGGCTGTTAGAATTATTGAGCACGAGTCAGGGAAGCTCTCAATCATTCGGTCAGACATTGCAGACATTGAAGTCAGAAATGCTGATGGAACAGTGGACAAACACAAGATTTACTATGATATAGGTGGGTTGAAGTTGAAGGACTTTGAGGCATTGGCTTCTAAACCAAAGGAGCTTAACATAAAAAAATTAAGGCAAGAGGGTCGCATCATCAAGGAAAGGCGACTATTGTCTAAATAAGTTATACTAAGACTATGGCATCCTATACAATCAAATCAGGAGACAATCTTTCATCAATTGCTGCTAGGTACGGAATGAGCTGGCAGACTCTTTATAATTCCAATAAGGGAAATCTGCGTTCTGGCAATCCAAACCTCATCTACCCAGGGGAGACGATTCAAATTCCTGGTGGTGGAGGTGGAGGTTCTCAACCTCAACAGCAACAACAGCAACAGCAACAGAATGCTCCAGCTCCTCCATCTGCCGAGGAGATTATGCGAAGGGTAGCCGAGGAACGGAACAATAAATATAAAGAGCAAGCCAATGTTTGGAATCAGTTTATGAACTCTCCCACTTTTTGGGATGCAGTTCTTGCCCGTAAAATGTCAGAGGAATCCTTGAATCCTTATTACAATACTATATTAAGTGAGTTTGTTAATCCGCTTCAGACTAAAATTTCACAATCTCAAACAACTGAAAAGAGATTGCTCGATGAACTTGTCAGACGAAAAGATGTGGGACAGGCACAGCAAAAGGAAGACCTCTCAAATGAAATTGAAAAAGCACAAGGCGGGTATGCTGGAGCAGGAGTCTATGGTGGAGGGGGAGCAAGCCGAGATATTGCCAGAAGAAAAATTACAGGGGAAAGAACTTTGCAAGACTTCTTGGGAGGCAATCAGGCACAGCAAGCAGATGTTACCGACAAGTCTGCTATCGAACAAGGCGACTATGCTGCAAGCATTGCTCAAAAAGAAAGAGATGTAGGCCGAGAAAAAACTGCGGGAATCGAATCAGATGTTGAAAAACAAAGAGTACAAAAATACAAATCTCAAGCAGCAAGAGCACAGGAGGCAATCTCATCTTCATTTGGGGAGAACTTACTAAGTATCCCAGATTGGTTGAGGCAATAATATGAATCCAGCAATACCAGATTATGTAACATCAGCACGGGAGAATGCCCAGAATTTGGGAGGTGCTCTCACGGGCTTTGCAGAACATGGAGCTACAATTCAGGACGAGTTAAAACAAGTCTTGAATGATGCTACTTCTGAAGGAAAGAAAGCTTGGGCAGATGTCAGAGGCAAAGCTCTGTCTGATTATCTTGCTTCACCCGATGAAGCCTATCAGACATTCCGTAATCCTTCTTCTCCCAATTATATCTTTGACCCTATCAAGGCAAACCAAGTAGTAAGTCAACACATTCAGGGTTCAGAGATTCCATTCTTTTCAGCCAACACTTTGTTTGGCATGATGACCAAACAAGAACCTGAAATGATTGACGCTGGTACTCGTGCCTTCCAAGCCAAAGCCAATGCAGCCCAAACTGCCTACAATGCAGCCCATCAAATTTATAGCGACATACTTAATGAATTTAATACCAGTGAGGCAGGCAGGAGAGCCGATGAACAACTTGCTCTTGAACGGGAGAAAGTTAATAAGAGCGGACAGGGTAGTGCTTCAGAAAACGAAGTAAAACAGATTATCAAAAATGCTGGTCAACTTCCTGAAGACCAAAGGAAAGCATACATCATTGACCAGGGATACAATCCTTCCAGCACTTCATTCACTGGACTCTTTACTGCTCCCGTTGACTGGAGCAAAGCTGCTGACCAATCCAAAGTATTTGAAGGAGCTGGAGTTCAATATAACATTGACCCAAAGACTGGGACAGTTACTCCAAGAGAAGACCCACGATATGGGACAGCAAAGTTCTGGCCTAATGATTTCTTAGGACTATCTCCTTTCGGTAAGTACGAAGACAAATATCAAAAGGCTCAACCTAAGAAATAAAATATATGGCAATACAAAGTGCAGCAGATTGGAAAAAAAAAAGAGCAGAACAAAATCAGGCGATTATAAGTTCTACTCCTGTAGCTTCACCCAGTGCCACTCCTGACCAGGGTGGAGGCGGTGCTAATTTGGGGGACTTCATGTCCCAGAAACTTTCCTTCTTACAAGAACCTGGTCAATTCAAAGACGCATCTGCTATCCCCGATTGGAAGACTGGCTTCGGCCCGCTTGATTGGGCAGCCAATAATTTAGTCAATCCAATAATTAAACCTCTCGAACAGTTTGGACGAATCGTTCCTGGTGTTGCATTTGAGGGTGCTCGTGCCATTGACGCAACTATGAATGGCCCAGAAAAAATGTATCAAGGGGAGAACCCTTTTGTTCCTGGTATGGAAAGTTCCAGTCAGGGAGATAATGCCAAGATGATTGCACTTCGTACTGGCAAAGCCATGCTTGATTTAATTACTCTTGGTAAGGGTGGAGCACTGGCAAAGGGAGGCAAAGGATTACTCAAGAAAGCAGGGGAAGGATTCTTAATGGGAGCTGCATTCCCCGCTACTCAAAGGGAAGCTCCAACTGTCGGACAGGAAGCAGTGAGTGCGGGAGCGGGAACAATTCTTGCTCCAGTTGCAGGAGTTGCTATGAATAAAGCAGGCGAGATGGCCAGACGATTACTTGGTAAAGCTCCTCAAGAAGTTATTGGTGATATACATAGCCAGGCCGTTGCTAATACAGCTTTGATTAAAACTCCTACCCCATTTGAATTGGCAGAACAACGCTTGCAACAGAGACAGTGGGAGACCCAGGGTACACCATTTAATCCGCCAGCAGGTACACAATTTAATCCACAAGGTGCAATGGAGATTCCCCCTGGAGGATTTCAGTCCTTTGAACCATCAGGGTCGCAGCCCCTCCGTGAACCAATGGGAGGTGTGGGAATGGATGACAATACTTTTGCTGGTGATTTACTTAATTCAGTTCTTGGTAAAAAGAAAGCTCTGCAAATTCAAAAACAAGTTATTGAATCACGAGTTGGTGAACCATTCCCTGAACCTGGAAAGATTCTAGTACAGCCAGTGGGACAGAGACCTCCACCCGTACTCGGACAATACAAAATTGAAAGACCATACTTCAATGATATGCCGAAAGAAGTTCAGTCTGTTGCTACTGCCATCAATCCGAATGTTCCCGATGTAGTACCAGCACATGTACCCGAAAGCATTACTACTATTCCAATTGAACAGCGTACCCCTTCGAAACTCCAGGTACTTGGACGAAATCTTTGGCAGCCTGTGCAATCTGCTGTCAGTAATATGGGTAAGTCAGGACAAGCTCTCTCCAAAGCAATAGATGATTTCCGTGCATCGGAATACACCATGAGGGGAAAGAATCAGCTCAACATTGATAACGCATTCGGTAAATTAAAACTTACTCCCGAAGAAGAATTGAATTTCTGGGAAGCAGCACAGCATTTGGCAGCTCCTCTTAATGAAAAGGTACAGGCAGCCGTTGGGAAAAGTAGAGAGTTTGCTAACCAATTCTTCAAAGAGAATACCAATCGGGGAATCCTTGATAACATGGTTGATAATTCTGGCTCACCTATCATTGACCCTAACAGTTATCTGTCCCACATGTACAACGATAAGGGATGGCAGGATTACGAATTTAATTCAAATAAATTCTTCGATAAAATTGCCAAACATAATCTTAAACCAGGAGATGACATTGCCAAAGTAACGGCTGAAGTTGTTGCCGATTGGAAGTATATTCAAAAGAACATGACTCCCAAATCTTTCTTTGAAAGACAAAGAACTTGGAGGATTCCACCCGAATACATGGAACACAATCCTCAAAAAATATGGACTCGCTACAATGCCAGTGCTTCTAAGAGATATGCTTTACTTGACCATTTCGGTGCACCAATAGAAGAAGGAGACGAGATGGGCAATCGTGTTCTTTCTTATCCGCAAATCAAACAACACTTGGGAAACATCCAAGCAGAGAATGGACTCGACTCAATGCGGTATGCACAGAATGCAATGGACTTAATTGTTGGTCGTCATCCTTCAGACTTTGCAATGAAGAAAGTTGTATCCGACTTGATGGAGTTCCAACTTGTAAGCAAGCTCACACCTTTGACTACCATTCCAAATATGCAGCAGGGATTCCTCGCTTCTATTTATAGACATGGTTTGAAATATGCAGTTCAAGGATTGAAAGATGCTTTCACCCAGGAAGGGAAAGATTTTGTACATAAAACAGGATTGGTTGGAGAAGGATTCTATCAACCGACTAAGAATAGTGCAGCAGTTAAAGTTTGGAGTCAGATAACCCAGTTCCCTTACTCTGAAGATTTCAATTTTAGAATCAATACCAACAGTGCCAAACATTTCATTCAGGATATGTACACCAAACTTGTGGAGAATCCCAACGATAAAATTGTTCAGAAGCAACTTCAACTACATGGACTTGACCCCCAAAAACTTCTGGCTCAAGGGTCATTGACAGAAGATGATTTATTGAAGGGTGCATATATAAGTGGTAGAGATTCAATCTTTCCTAAACTTGCTGAACAAGTACCAATGTGGGCAAATAATCCTACTGGAAAACTTATCTATCAATTCAGCCACTACGCTTTGAAACAGCCAGAGATGTTGATGAGTCAATTCAAAGTATCAAAGACCCGTGGAGCTACCTCCCTTCTTAAATTTCTGGCAGCTCAAGCGGTGCTTGGTGAACCAGTGGCAGACATCTGGTCTTTGATTCGAGGGAAAGACAGACCACAAGATTTACCATCAAGAGTAATGGAGAATATCTTTAATGCTGGAGCACTCGGAGTACCAGCCGAGATTTATCAAACACTTGCAAGCGGATACTCTGGTGTAGCTGGCCCGTTTGCTGGGCCAACCATCAGTGGACTTGCTCAAACTGGCAGCCGTATTATTCAGGACTTAAATTCAGGTGCTCCAGGGAAAGCCCTTGAAGATACTATTCGAGGCAGAATTAAAGGAGACATTCCATTTCCAGGCCCGCCTGTTCCTGCTGGTGCATTCCTTGAAAGATTAGTGCCAAGAGAAAAATTACCAAGCGGTGGCGGTGGAGGAAGGGGAAGCTATAGCGGAGCTACAATACAATGACAAAGAATGATGTAACAGTAAAAATGGTCTATGAGTTGATAGACAAAAAAGTTGGAGAAGTTAATTCTTCAGTCCTTCGTTTGGAAGGGAAGTTTGATACCCTTGAACAAGGCAGGGTTTCACATTTAGAAACTACAGTTGCAGAATTACAAGGTAAACTTATTGCAACAACAGCAATTATCTCTGCTTTAATTTCTATTGCTCTTGGAGTTATTAGTTTCTTTATAAAAAAGTAACTTGACATTATAATGGTGATGGTATCATAATATAACTATGGATGAATTTATAGCTAAATGGACAAATAGACCCGTTGACTTTGACGGCATCTATCCCAACCAGTGCATGGATTTGGTTCACCAATATGTCTATGATGTCCTCGGTATCAAGGATAAAACTGTGCTTGCCAAACCCTGGGCAGCCAGAGTCTTCACTGAATTTAACTGGCCTCAATACTTCGAAAGAATTTATAACACTCCAACAGGCGTACCCCAAAAGGGGGACATCGCTATCTACAAAGAAGCAATCAACTATGACCCCAGTGTTGGTCATGGGTATGGCCACATTTGCGTAGTAGTTGATGCGAATGTCAACAACTTCAGGAGCTTTGATGCCAACTGGCCACTCAATTCTTTACCTCACATCCAGTACCACAACTACAATTATATTTGGGGTTGGCTTCGACCACTCACCTCTGACGACATTAAGTACATGCAGATTCAAAACATAATGAATGGCCCTGGAGACAAGCACACAAAAGTCGTGCAAATCCAGCAGCTATTCGGGTAAGGAGGTGTATAAAAAATATGGGTTTACCAATCGAACCAGAACCAATTAAACCAGGAACGAAGACGACAGAATTTTGGGTAACAATAGGAACTGTTGTTGTCGGACTCTTGGCAACTACGGGTATTATTTCACCAGGGGGTAACGATGAACTTATCAAAGCACTCACTACAATAATCGGTGGCGTTGCCACTATTGTTCCTGCTGCTTTGTATATTTATTCTCGTTTCCACTTGAAGAAGGAAGCGATGAAGATGACGGGTGGACAGGGTTAGCAAGTTGCTCCTCTGCTTTCCTTTGTTTTTCTTTTGCTATTTCCAAAGCCTTCTTCATTTCAGGAGATAACTCTTTGGGTGCAGGAATGTATCCATTAAATCCACCGACAGGAACTTTATTAAATCCCAAGTCGTAACAGTTTTGACAGACATTAGCTTCGGCTACTACTTTTCCTTTGCCTCCAAACTTACCAGGTCTGCGAACCTCTAGGTGTCGCATAGTAACACCAGGTTTTACTCTAACCACCTTGCCTTCCACTTTGTCATAGACAGGTTGCCCCTGCGTCTTACAATTAAAACAAACCCAAATTCCTGCTACCTTCATAGTATTGTTACCTTCCATTCTTTATTTCTAACTCCCCACCAGTATTCCTTTGACCAGAAACTACTAGAAGGGAATGCTTTAAGTTTATTTTTATACTCTGTTCCTCTGTCATAGAGGGGTTTACTGGAAACTTGAACGAATCGAATCGGTGTCAGTTTGTATGGCATGGGTAGGATAGTTACTTCTTTGTGATAGACTGCCATGATGTCCCAACAGTTGAAGAAGTCCTGACTTTGCCAGCGAACCTTTTTTGCTTTCTCAATAATATAACCCATCTTTTTCAGGTCATCGGCTGCCTTGTTCATCAAGTAATCTCCACGATTGAGTGCTGTTCTAGTCATAATTCATTCATGTCATTGAGAATACATATTTCTTCTTTATCTAGGAATGGCCAGCGATAAAGACCATGCTTATTCCTGACCACAAAGGATGACCCGTTGGAACTGTACACTGTTTCACCAAATTCATGGAACTCTTTAAGCGGATGGTCTTTCATTACTTGAGCATAGTTCCAACCCAATACTTCCACTTCCTTTTTGGAACGATTGTAATAACAAAAAGTAATAATGTTGTAATAATTATTATCAAATTTCTTTGCGTCAATTTCTAATGTCCACCATTTATTCCAGGGATAGTTACCACTTTTAGTTTTGTTTTCTATCTTTCTTCTGTCAGATTCAGAAATGTAAAAGTCAAAGTTGATTATCTTAAAGTCTGATGGCAACTTATATATTTCATCAAACTCCTCAACTGTCCGAGGTGCTTGCATAGTGGGAATAAAATTATATAAATCTTCTAACGCCCACTCTGCTAGTTCTCCTGACCAATCAAACTCCTGGTCATCATCAGAACCATAAGAACTTTCTGGCTTGTCTCCTTTACGAGCAAGTAAAAATTTCTTTCTGGATATTTTTACAGCTTCTTCTATTTCTAAATCATTAAAAGTTTTATTCATAATCTCTTTGCTTATCCCCAGAACACTGGCGACTGGGGACAAGCGAACAGACTACGGAGTCGGGTCAAAACTTCTTGAGTAATCCCCAACGGCACAGCCGTTGACTTGAGCCACTTGAAACCAATAGTGAGTTCCATTCTGAAGCTCACCGATTTCCTCATGCCCATCATTGTCAGTATTTAATAGCGAGTATCTCCACTCACCATCCACCTCACTGTATCTGATGTGTGCCTTTGAACCGACTGGTTCTTTTGGCAACCATCTGACTTCCAACTTACCATCATTTGCTACACCTGCGTCAACATAAATGTTGGCAACTTCTCCTGGTTTTGAATCACCACATGTTGGTGCACCTGGAGAACTTGGCGAGTCGTGATGCTCCTCTACTTTTGGTTGCTCCCCCACTGTGGGTGGGCATTCTCTGGTAGATTCCTGCACTCCTTCTAAGTCAGGACACGCATCAACAACTGGGGGAGTACATTCCTTTTCATCGGTCTGTATCCCTTCATCGTTAGGGCAAACATCCACTGGTGGAAGGGTACAATCTTTCTCGTCAGTTTGGATTCCTTCATCGTTTGGACAGACATCAACTGGAGGTTGAGGTGCATGTTCTTCACACCACTCATCCCCATCATTTGTTGGTTGGCCATTCTGTTTGACTGGGCCAGCATACAAAAAATCTCCATTGTCCAAATGACTTTGAAGTTCATTAGCGTTTATCCTTTGAGCAACCCACGGATTGTTTTCGCTGCTAGTTTGATGACAGACATTTACCTTTTCTGGTTGGGTTGCCAATACTCTACTTCCAGCAAACGCTGTAACCAACGCTATTCCTAAAATTATCAATACTAAACTAATTATTTTTTTCATTTTTGTTTCTCACCCCCCTTCCACTCATCCATCTTGCGGTTGAAATACCAGAAGCGGAAATCTCTACCGCTCAAGGATTTGTCCCGTCTATGGTCTATCGAGTTCCACCTCTTGATGTACAAGTTAATGTCTTTTGGTACTCTTAGGCAGAAGTACCAGTACCTTAGCAAAGCACCCAGACGAGTGCTAAGTTTGGTGAGGCTATATTTAATCCTCTTAGTTAAGGCCGTTTTGTCTATCATATTTTTCTACCTCTGGAAGTCGTGGTAAGTGTTGTAACACAGTCAGCTTTTGGTTGGCTGCATCCACGACTTCAACAGGTAGGTATCTTTCTTCTCCGCACTCACACCGCCATGTGTAGTGTCCGAAAGTGGTGTAGCTGTCGGGATAAAACCGATGCTTACACCACCTTCTTTGCAGTTGCTTTAGCAACAGGCGGATTATCTGGTGCATCTGCTCCGAACACTTCTTCTGCAACTTTTTCCATTTCTTCTGTGTCAGATACGGCTGGAACTGGTTGAGCTGGCGGTTGCTCAACTTGTTCTGTGCCATCTGGTGCTCCTGCTTCGAAAGGAAATGTCGCTTCTGTTCTGGTTGATTTCATAAACCCAGTCAATTTCGAATACTCATTCCCTTTTGCGGAAGTAGTATTTTGGATGATGAGTTTAACTTGATGCCCCCCCATCTGGTCAATCAATTCCTCTGTGGTATTACACTTGGCCAAATCTTCAGGGAGGATTTCTCTTTTAAGAATTGACTTGAGAAGCCCCCAAAGATGGGTGCGAGGGTTGACGGCTGGGCCGACAAACTTACTAAACTTCTTACCTCTCATGTTTCCTTCAACAAGAGTAAATTCCAAACGAAGACCAGGTCTGGTTAATGGGTCTCCTGGTTTGGGGAGGTATGCTCGTTCCTCGTCATCGTACATGCGAGTAATATCTGCTTCCCAAACTCCTTCTTCAAGTAATTCAAACTTTGAACTTGAAGCGACCATACTTGTATTGATTTGCATATTTAATTCTTCACCTCCTTCCCTGTAACAATTTCTCGCTTGGCCTGTAGGCCAGCTCGTTTAAGTAGATTATATATTTGAATGACAACTTCTTCATGGTTTTCTGACATTTTTAATTCGACTGTGTTTCTGTGCCCGTATAGCAGACGCAAGCCTTTGAAACCCCTTCTCGGCCCAAATCTCATAACAAATTCTAGTATCTCCTCGAAGGGTATGGTGGCATGTGCATCCACATAGTAGAACATGTTTCTGTCCCACCGATGATAGTCCACATGCAAAACTTTTCCCTCGACCCAGGCTTTTTCTGGCTTTACTGCTTCTGGCATTTCTACATATATCTTCATAATTAGAATGGCAACTTATCTTCCTCGATGTCGTATGCAAGTAATGAGCTGGCAAGTTTTTCGTGGGCGTGAACCCACCCCTTGATTTGCGGGTCTTCATCAAGCCATCGGTCAGCGATAAACCGCTCCAGCTTTTCAACCATACCAAGAACTTCCTCATATTCTTCACTGGTCTTGATTGGCTTTCCCGCTAACCAGAGCTTTTCGTTGTTCATAATGCTTTTTAAGAGACTCTTTAATTTTTACTTTGGTTTCGTCATCCCACTTGAGACCTGCGTTCCAGGGCGTTGCACCTTTGCGGGAGTTAGAAATCTTTTTCTTTGTCTCCTCGCTCCAGGCTTTCCCTTTGTTCCACGGAACTGGCATCATACCGACTTTGCCTTTGTTCCACGGCTCTTTCCCTTTTAGAGATTCCCCAATCTTCGCTTTGATTTCGGGACTCCATTTCTTTCCTTTATTCCAAGAAGTTCTACTCATGCTTGCACACCTCCCCCCTGTTTTACTTTGTATGCTTCGTCTTTCATTTTGCGTAGTTTGCGGTAGAGAACCAGAGCTGCGTTGAAGGCCATGACATTCTCTTTATAATCATCCCGCTCTTTAATCTCAATGGTTGCGTCTTTTCCAATTCTTACAATAACTGACCCGTTGATTTCTTGGTCGGGAAATTCCTCTCGGTATGCCTGCTCGTAGGCTGCAACCTGCAACCAATACTCATCCCAGATACCAGTCGAGGTCTTGAAGTCTCCGAGCTTAACTACTCCGTCAATCTCGGCCATGAAGTCCAGAGTCCCTGCGTATCCCCACCTCTTTGAGTAAACCAACTTCTCACTTTCAAGGAACTTAACCTTATGTTCTTTCTGCCATTCTAGGAATTTGTCAGTAGCATTCTTCATCATTACATTGACGGGAGTGGCGGGCTTCTTACCTGCAATCCATTCTTCAAGCCACTGATGTATCATCGTTCCGATGTCGGCAGCTTCTCCAGATTTTTTCTTGTGAATAATTTTTGCATCGGCAAGCATGTTCTTAATCTCAACCTCATCAAGTCCAACTCCTGGTTTAAGAGTTTTACTGATATGCTCAAGGCACATGTTGACTGCCCAGTACATGAGAGCTGGCTTGTTGATGACTCCAAGAACTGTGGTAACACCATCAACTTGCAGTCCTCCGACTGTGTAAAGATGTTTGTCTTCTTGAAAGACTAGCTCGACCTCTCCGTTGTAAAGTAAATGTTTGTCCATATTATTGTGTTGTTTCTATTGAGACAACTGACTCGTAAGGAATTTCAAAGACCTTGCCAGTGTCATCGGTAACTGATAAGTAAAACTTAACTGGTATTTGATTCATCAACTCGCATCGTCTGTCAATTTTTATTGCGATAATTTTATCTCCATTGATTAGCTTTATAATTTGTTTCATTAGTTCTTGACTCCCTTCTTAAAATCGTGAGGCAGTATGATTTCAGCTTTGGGTGGTTCGGTTTTATGATTGGCTTCTTGTGCTTTGCGTTCTTCTTCCATAAGAGATTTGATTTGGTAGGGAATAGTGTTGATAATCTCGGCCATGATTTTTTTACTGCCAGCAAACCCCATGCCATGCTCAAGCTCGGACTTACCCATGTCGAACTTACCAACGAATATCATTAGTGCGTCAGCTTCCATGTCAAAGAAGTCTGTCTTGTCTGTTAAGTTTTCTACATGTATTGTGTATCTCATATTATTATTTGAATCAAAGCTGCTATGCTAACTGCTGCCATAGTAATTAAAAATCTTCTAGTAAAATCCCAGTCAATGTCAGTCTTCGTCATATAAGTAATTGCAATTGGAACACCTGGTTTCCCAACTTGGAATTTCAGGGTCGTTGTTGCCGTAAGTAATCACTGTGCCTCCGCACCAGATGCAGCATTGCTGCTTCTGATACTGTGTTTCCAGTGCCCCGTTCAATCTGAACCCCCGCTCCATTAAAGTATTCCATAGAATTTCAGCAAGTCTGTCTCGGTACACATCAGGATGCAACTCACCTTCGGGCATACGCATTTGCGTTTCAGGAATGAACAGGTCAATGAGTGCAAGTTTGTCCCCGAACTCCACCTTTTTATTGCTTAAAATCAGATAGGCTTGATTCAGTGGTTTGGGCTGGGCTTTCTGTACTGGGTTCTTGGCCATGTTCCTCCTTTCTTTTTGCTGTCTCGACTGATTGTCTGCGTAGGTCTGCGTTCTGGGTATGGAGTCCCTTTTCTTCGGCTGTGATTCGACCCAAGTGATAATAGATATTGCGGTCTGACACTCCATAGAACTTGGCAATGGAAGGGACACTCTCACCTGCTATGTAGCGGGAGCGGATGTCATTCTTGGCTTGGATAACTTGTTCGGCTAGTAATTTATTTTGGCTCATATATGTTTTTCAACTAATTTTTCTATAAAAGGTGCACAGTCTTTAAGTATCTGTTCCTCATTAAGCCAGTAGTTTTCATCATTTAATATCTTTTTGGCCTGCTCAAGTCCGAACTTACTTCCTTCAAGGAAGGAGTCAGTGAGAGCTAACTTGAGCGGTGCTTCGTCAATGAACTCTTGATGTCCACACTTGGGACAGATGCTTGTTTTATCAGACATTGTGTACCTCCTCGATTGCTTTGACATATCTTTCGTATTCTGTCTCAAGAAATATGCGGGCTGCATTCCATGCACCATTGAGAAAGTTTGGGTCTTCGGGGTCAAGCATAGTAATATCGGGTTCAAGACTTTGAAAGTTCTTAATCATAGTAGTCATGCGTTCTTTGTACCAGTTCTCTATTACTTTAAGTGGGATTTTAGTATTGTTATCCATATCTTTTAACTTCATTCTCTGTACATACTATCATACTCTGGTGTATTTGTCAAGTCCCAATCTAGCTTCGTACCTTTGATATACCTCATTACTATTTATACTAGCACATCAACGAGTTCTTGTCAATGGGGACACTTGACAAATCGGGGAAAGTGTGATACATTTTATTTATGCGAGACGGAATGAAGCATCACACAAATCAAAAAGAATTGGCTCATGCGGACAAGAAATTGTCTCGCAGACATTTGAGGTGTGATAGCTTCACTTGCCCGCAGTAGTCAGTTCTTTTTTTTGTGGGATAAGCTCACTTAAAAGAGTCTGAAGCTGTCCAAGAAATGTGGTTCTGGTAAGCGACTTTGACTTTCGACTGTACAAGGGTACTGCTACGGAGCTGAAGTCTAACTTACCTACAAGGGATATTGTTTTATGAATACATCTCAAGATATTAAATATGACCCAGAACAAAAAGCCTATGTCGGCAAGTGCCGAGAATGTCATGGGTTAAAGTCTCATCCACTTGCCTATCTCAATGGAATACACGGGGTAAGACACCTCATCCTCAAACATCCTCAACAATTAAAAACAAAAATTTCTTACAAAACCATATTTATTCCATTCCAATCTGGACTGGAAATTCCTACAGAACAATCTAAAGAACTCCAAAAAGAAGTTGATAGGAGTAAAAGATTGTCATTATTTTAGCGACAGGGGGTTAAATCTAGTCATGTCGCAGCACAGAAAAGGACTAGAGCTAAAGCCTGATGACTTCGCCAGCATGCGAAGACCCGACAGGAAATAGTCTTAAACACCTACGAAATACAAAGTTGTGGTATGTAGGCGTACCAACAGAGGAAGCATAATGGCTGTTGGTTTCACAGACACTTGAATGGCACGGACAAAAAAACCGAGACTGTCATTTACTTATACTCTTAATGGGGGTAGGGGGAGACATTACCATTCTTTACCCTCTTGGAAATAACATAAAAGAAATATAATTATGAATTTACTTAATCAAAAATTAAAAGATTTAATTAAAGAGTTTGGTTTCACTGAAGTTAAAAAGACAATGGATTTTTTTTCAGCCTACCAGCTAGAAAAATCACTTCAACATACTGATGAAGTTAAGTTAAAAAAGTATTCCATTGCCAGTTCAATTACACCAGAAGATATTTTAGAAATTGCTACCCAGTACAAATGCTCAACTGGTTTTGTTCAGCTCCAGTATGAAGTGCTCATCAATTATTGTGAGTCGAAAGGAAAGACTTACAAAAATTACAAAGCAGCCCTTCGCAATTTTGTACTCCGTGATATGAAGCAAACCATAGAAAGGAGGACAGAAAAGAATGCCAGACCAGCAGTTGACGCAAGAGGACTCTCTAAATAAATACAGTGAGAAGTGGGAAGTCTTCATGTCTAACCAAAAAGAACCATACTTTCTCAACGAAATGGAGTATGCCGTACTTCAAGATGCTTTACTCAAGGGTATGAAAGGGGTCATCCACTTTGACAAGTTCATGCTTAATACTTCTTTTATTGTGTCGAGCTATCGCAAGGAAAGAAAACTCAAACCTGAATTTGAACCCAAACAACTTGAAGAACCAGTCTATAATCCCACGCCTGAACAGATGGAACGGACACGAATTAAAATTGAGGAGATTAAAAAGAATTTGCACATCAAGTTTTCCATGAGCGACCCGCAAGAAAAGTGAACGGATTGTAATATCCCAAAAAAAGAAAAGCCCGTCTTTCAACGAGCTTCCCTTCGGGATATTGCTTACTTTAAGTAAGAATACCCTTTGAGTATAACATGACAGTTCAAGTTCGTCAAGTTGCCAGTGTTTTACCAACTTGCCGAGTAGTAAAACTCGAACCCCTTGTCAGCCTCCGCTAGTGCTTTCTCCAGTATTTTTTTGGTATCAACCAAATCATTGTAGTAATACTGGTCGTATGCTTGACTGCCAAAGAAAAACCCTTCAGTTGTCGGGAGCAATTCCTTTGCAACTGTCGGGTCTTTGATATACTCGCCATCCTCCATGATAGGTTCGTTGCTCACATACTCACCTGTCTTTTCATTCTTATATGAACGGCTACCATTTTGGATTTTACCTTTGACTAACACGCTGGCTTTGAGTACCTTGTTGACCGCATCGAGTAATTCTTGCATGTCCTCTTTGCTTACAAGTAAGTCATGCCCGCTATAGTCTTCATCGTCTGCAAGTTTTTCAACAAACCAGTTATGGATTGCGTTTGCTTTTCTCCAGTATCCCGCATCCATGACAAGTTCTTTTACTTCTTGCCCTTCGATTTCTTTTACACCTGAAATTTTTAGTTTTTCTCTTTTCTCTTTCCAAATGTAAAACTTTTTGCTCAAATACATATCTAATCCCATAATTTATTCACCTCCTTTCATCCTAATTTTTTTAACTCTCTTTCGAGAAGCTGTCGCATCTCGTATAGTTTTTCAATTTCAAGTACGCATATTTCCCGCTTGCGTTCAAGCAATTTGAGTGTGCGTTTTATCAACCACTTTCTTTTACTGTCTGTCATTTTTTTTGGTAGCATACTCGTGGCTCATTGTCGGAAACGGCTCACCAACCCCTCATGGACAACTCATGCGTTGATGATTTAATCAACGAACCACGAGCACGCTATCAAAAAGCGTGCTGTAATCTATATCCTATGCCTCTCTTTACTGCCAGTGGTAGGTCAAGTAAATCTACCTCGTGCCCTAGAATACTGGTATCTCCCGCCATTGCATCAATTACAACTCCGTTGAGTTCAGTACCTAACCATTGATTGAACCCGTTGGGTGCGTCTGCGTTGCAACTCATACCATAGACATTGAGTTCACCTTCGTCAAAGATAGCGACTGTGTATCTATCCCATGACTCCCCGCCATTATCAAAAACTCTAATTCTTGCAGGATAATTGTCGTTCATAGTGTCGCTTTGACTTCAACTCGCAACCTCTCAACAACTCCAGCCCAGTAAACTAAGCCGTGCATATCAACTAAGCTATCGGGATTGTCAATTATATATTTGACATTCTCTTTTGCTTTTTGTAATTCTTCGAATTTTGTCATAACTTTTCACCTCCTCTCAATTAGTTTGGTAGTTAGTCGAGTAGTCAAGTGATTGACTACTCTCAAGCTATCAAGCCGTCAAGTCGTCTGCTCTGTCTCTGATATTCTCAAGACTAGAGAAGCAATTACTCCCGCCTGTGTAGTCCTTGTCATGCTGTGCTGTCCTTATCAAGATATTATCGAACCAGCCATTGTTAGAACCTCGGACATCGTCAGTTGAAAAGTAAACTAGCTTGCCAGTGTGCGGGCTTCTAAAAAATCCGCTCATGTAAAAGTGTCCTCGACTGAAGCTCACTAGCTCATAATCTCCCATAGCTTTTGCAATAGCTTTTTTGTATTGCTTTGCAAACAATGCGAACTCCTCCGTCAACCCGCTTGAACTTTGAAAGCTAACATCTAACCATTCTTCAATCCCGCCTGATTTTATTCTGTCCATTTTTGCATCGCCTGCGTTCTGTCTCAATGCCCGTGCCCGTGCTTCGAGTTCTTCTGCTTCGTTTATAATGCTATTTATCTGTACTTGTTGCATAATTATTCACCTCCTTTCAGTTGTATATTTCTACTCTTGACCTCCGTTTGCGGTCAGTCAAGAGCAGTGATAGTCAACCGACTATTTGCATTTCTCCCGCCTCCAAGTAATACTCGAAGCTGTAGCCCTCCGAGTCGTAGCACTTCCAAATGGGATATAAATTTTTATATCCTGCGTCCTGTTGATACATATTTGTTGCATCATAGAACCCCGCAAAAGTGAAGTGGTCGAAATCTGCCAGTATTTGCAGTTCTCTAGTTCCTAGAGGGTTTGAGCTTCTCAAGTAAGTATCAAGCTCGTTATTCTCCAGCTTGCCATAGTTCTTGACTGCTTTGAGTCCTTCCTGAAGTTTAGAGGGCTTGAATGCTACTCGTTGCAGGTATTCAATGCCTTTGGCTGTATGTTCTGGCGTGATTTTATACTCATCCTGCCAGTTGTAGTCCTCAACTGTCATTTTGACGAGTTCTGGCTGGCTTATCGTCTCATCACTGGTAAAATCCTTTTTCAGTTCGTGATTGTTTTTAGAGTAGCCAGTCAATCGCTTTTTGATATTGAGTATTTCCTGATAGGTTAGAATATCCTTATTGAGTAGCGTTTGAGTGTTGATATACTTCATGTTAGTTCACCTCCTTTCATGTTCTGTAATATATTACAATAATATACCACTGGTAGGACTTTGTCAAGTACCAAAATGGCGACACTCTAGGCACGCAGAACATAATATATAGTATATATTGTCTATTACTCTTGATTTATAGTGTTATAATCTAGTCAATGGATATTAAAACAAGTGCTATAGTCTCTGGTAAGCATACTGATAGTCAGATATTAAAGACTCTAGTCAATAAACCAGACTCTAAAGATAAGAAGTTAGAGACTAGAGTAGATATTAAAAGAGACATAGTTAGATTATTGACAAAGCATAATCTTACTATTGAAGACATAATCATCAAGTATAAAGAGATATACGATATGCGGTTGGCGGGGACGAAGGTCTCGGATGTTGTAAATGTCCTCTCGTCTCTTGAAAAACTACATGGTTTGCATACCAAATCAGAGAACATAGACGAGATAACTCTAACTCTAAGCTCTAAGACTCCAGAAGAACTAGAAGAATACTTAACAGACACACTCCAGAAGACTAAGACTATACTTGCTAGACTACAAGCAAGGCGTATCAATAGAACTTCAAGTGGTTAGCTTCTAGTATCCCAATACATAGATATATATTATATATTCTATATTCTATTTTTGATTATATGTTTATAGTATTCTATGGGTATGCGTAATGGTGAGCTTATAGTATGCAAGGGAGGGAGGCACAGTCGAAGGGGGGTACACCTGAACATTCGACCATCCAAAATCATTGACACCTCGAACAAGTCAGCGATATATTTTTAAGAACGCCTACCCCCTGAACTAGAACTAGACATATTCCCTCTTGCAAACCAAAAGAATAATGGATATGCTTATCACATGATTGTCGGATTTGATTATTTTAAGACTCTGACCACTCACCATAAGGAATTTAGACCAGTAGCCCGTGCAATTCTGGATGCGGGGGGCAAGGTGTATGTCATCTCGGCTCTGTCTGACCAGGCAAATAGGGAGCAATACGAGAAAAGTCTGGAAAAGTTCCTCAAGGATACAAACTTCCCTTACTCGGACTTCTTCGTGGTCGTCTTCCCCAAAGGGAAAGAGGAGGACAATATCCCTTACTTGAAGTTGGAGAAGTGCCAGGACTTAGGAGTGGAGATTTATATTGACGACAGGGAGGATGTGGTGGAGTTGATGGCTCAAAATGGGATTGTGGGACTCAAGATTATGAATTACTTTGAAAAGACGGGAGGTGAATAACTATGTCAACATTTCAATATGTCCAACCGACAGATGAGCAAAAAGAGTTAATGCAGACATTCAGAGATAAGTACGAAGCTCTGGCCAAAGAAATAAAAGATTCTTTCCCAGAACCTAGCCGTGGATTATCACTTGCTTTAACCAATCTTGAAGAATCTGCCATGTGGCTTAACAAGGCTATAACGAAAAACGACTAAAAAGGGTATTGACAAACGCCCCGCAAGTTGTTACAAATAAAAGTGGAGACGATAGAGTGTTGGGCAGGCACTCTTGAATCTCCGCATAATGAAATGAAAACTACTTTGGTTTTTATTTCTTATGGACACAAACGGAAACGGACATTCAAAAAATTACCAAGTACCTAAAGCCGACCACCCCTGGAGGCGATATAAAAACAGGACTACTCCCTTCACAGAAGAAGAAGTGGCCGAACAAAAAGCTCTCCCCTCTCTTTTGCATTTCTTAAAAGACATTGTTGATAATTGGGATACCTACACGATTGAGGAAGAAGACAATCTGGTTATGGGGAACAATTATGCTAAAATGAAAAATGTAGCTCCCCAGAGACAGGCGGAATGGCTGGCCGATTTCATCCGCAAGACCTGGGTAAAAAAGAGCTACCACCCAGAATATGTCTAATCAGTCTTTCCATGTTGATAAAAATACTAAAATCCGCAAGCAGTACAAGGATGCTCATGGTGATGAGCACAAGCTAAAGCGTGATGAAAACGATAAAGCCGAAAAGGAAACTGACGAAGTATTTAGAGCGGGCCAACCAAATCTTAAAGCAGCAATTAAAGAAATCGAGAAGATTGAGAATGAGGGCCAAAAAGAGGCGACTAAGGCACGGGATGAGAAGCTCAATCAACTAGACTCCAAAAAAAGATTCCACGATTCCTACAAAGTAGAACTTGCCAAAAACCTTTCTGAAATGCTTTCCATGCTCGATTGGGTGAGAGGCTGGACTGCTGATGTGGTGGTAACAAACGGGTCAGGAATAAATATCAAAGGCCGACCCTTTCAAACCAAAGACGGGATTCTTTTGGTTATCTGCACTCCCGATGGCAGGGTCATGCACCAGGGGATGCTTTGTACTGGTGAACCTGCACTTGACTATGCGGGGCTTTATAACATTGCTTACCAGACCGAAAACCAAATGGATAAGGAGAGGGGGTTACTTCTCGACTATTCTAATGGGGACGCATCTGTTATAGTAGATGCACATGGAAGACCAATCGTTGGAAAAACAGCTTCTTGAGACTAGCACTAATGCCACCGCAGAGATGCTGGATGCTTTGAAGTTGGATGTACTGGAAGACTTTTGGACATTCTCCAAAGAAGTTGTCGGATGGAAAGATTTATATGAACCACTCCATAAACCACTTTGCGACTTTGTTCAGGAGAACCCCAAAAAAAAGAAGCTCATTTTACTTCCAAGAGGACATCTCAAATCCTCTGTGGTTACAGTTGGTTACGCACTCTGGAAGATTGCCCAAGACCCGAAAAAGAGAATCCTTATCGCAAATGGAACTTATCCGCTTGCTGCTACTTTTCTGTCGCAAATCAAAGACCACATTTTGCGAAACGGTCAATTCAGGCGTTTATTCGGTGATTTATTTACATCTGCCGACAAATGGTCGGAGTCCGCAATTACAGTTAAACGGGAAGAAAGTTATGAAAGGAAAGAGCCGACAGTTACAGCTTTTGGAATTGGAGGAAACCTTGTCTCACAGCATTATGACATCATCCTACTTGACGATTTGGTTAATCGGGAAAACATCCATACCCCTGACCGCATCCAAGATGTCCTGACTTTTTACAAAGACATACTCGATTTACTCGAACCAGGCGGAGAGTTGATAATGATTGGGACTCGTTGGCATGAAGCCGACCTCTACGGCTGGATACTTGATGAGCAAAACCCCGAACATTTCGAATACGAGATAATGCTCAAGACCGCTATTGAAGGGGAATATGAGATTGTCAGAAATCCTGATACGGGGGGATTCCAAATTGAGGGAGGAGAAATTTTATTCCCCAACAAATTTAACAGGGAACATCTCAATAAACTTCTCAACAAAGGGATGGCCGAGTTTTCTTCCCAGTATTTGAATGACCCAGTGCCCCTGGAAGACTCGGTCTTCAAATGGGATTGGAAATACTATGAGGAAGATGATTTGCAGGGAAAAGAATTTCGGCATTACATTACCTGCGACCCCGCTTTCTTTGACCCCGCTTCCCGTGTTGCCGATTTGGATTACACCGCTTTTGTAGTTATTGCGGTTGATAATGATAACAATTGGTGGATTCGGGATATTGTCAGAGAGCGGATGAAACCCAATGAAATTATTGATATGCTTTTCGAACTGGATGCGTTTTGGAAACCCACCCGAATCGGAATTGAAACTGTTGCTTACCAGAAGGTTTTGTTTTACATGGCCAAAGAAAGGATGCGGGAGAAAAACCAATTCCTTCCTATCACCGAATTGAAACATGCTGGGGCAAATGCCAAATCGAAAGCTGAAAGAATCCAGGCACTTGAACCGAGGTATGCGGTGGGAGGAATTTATCACAGTAAGACTTGCCGACACATGACGACTTTGGAGTTGGAACTCCGCAGATTTCCCAGAGCAAAGACTGATGATGTGGCAGACGCATTGGCATCAATGTTTGAAATAGCAGGCCCGCCAGGAAAGCATGATAGCCGTGGAAAGGGGAAATTTCCAGCCTATCCAGCATAATGGTGATGCAATGGAGACGCATTTATTGCTAGAATAAGTTATACTAAAAATATGGCAGATATACCAAAACATAAATTTTTCTACGAAAACAGCTCCGCCAGTTCCATCAATGACTTAAAACTCAATGATGAACAGAAGTTCTGGAAAGAGCACACTTACCGCAGATTCCAATTGATGAAACACTCCCGTTCACAAAATAACAGGGAGGTTAATTGGGACAATCATCAAAAACAATATGAAGCCTGGAGACCTCCGAAATCATCGGATGACTGGCAGGCAAACATTGTTCCCCCATTTACGACATCAGTTGTTGAAGCTGCATTGTCAGAGTTGATTGACCAGAGTCTTCAACCGCAGGTTCAGGCAAGAAAGCCTGAATTTGTCCCCCACGCCACAGTTATAAACTTTGTCAAAGACTACACCTGGGATGTCGGATACGGAGACTTCGAACTTTATAAAGCCATCAAACAAAATCTAATTCTCGGAACGACTATCTGGCAGGACTACTACTGGCAGGATAAAAGGTCAGTCAAACAAATTGTTTCCTACGACCCGAAGACTGGACTTGAGAAATACAAAGATGTGGATTTTACCGACTATGACGACTGTTATGGGGAAGCGTGTAATTTGTGGGATGTCTGGTTTGACCCCCAAGCCCGAAGTGCAAACACTGGGCCATATAAAGCACAGGATGCAATCCGCAGATACATCATGCACATTGACACTTTCCGTTCCACTTTTGTGGGAAGTAAGTGGGATAAATTTGGATTGGCTGCCAAAGTCAGACCAGGGGGAGATACCAACTACTATCAGTTCTATCAGCCACCCAAAGGAATTGACCACGGAAGTTATGTTGAGGTTATCTGGCATTGGTTGAGAAACCCCGATTGTTTGGTTATCTGTGCCAACGATGTTCCTTTCTACATCGGGCCTAATCCTTACCAGCACAAACAAATTCCTTTCGGAGTTGCCCAGGACATTGTTGACCCCTGGAGTATTTATGGTCGGGGTGAGCCTGCATTGTTAGAGAGCATACAAGATGAGCTGACAACAGGACGCAGAATGAGGCTGGATAGACAGAAGCTCGACATCTTTAAGATGATATTCGTCAACAATCGGGAAACCATTACTGACCAGGATTTGATTCCCGCTCCGATGAAACCGATTTATGTGGACGATGTCGAATCAGTCAAGCCATTCGAATACGGGGACATCAATCCTTCTGCTTACCGAGAAGAAGTTTTGCTCAAAGAAGATGGAACTCGTGTTACTGGAATTGACGATAGAGCACAATCAATTTCACCTCGTGGTTCAACTGCTACAGAATCAGCAATCTTAAAAGAGTCAACTCTTAAAAGACTTCGAATGAAGATTTGGGTTCTTTCAAGAACTCTGCTTCAAGAACAAATCAGACTTAGAGTTCCAAACATTATTCAGTTCTACAAAACTCCGAAGATTCAGGAAATCATGGGTAAGGATGCAACTGACAAAATGCTCAAGATTCGGGAACTGGCAGCAGAAAACCGATTGATGAGAGAAGGTGGCAGGTTTTATGAAATGGAATATAGAACTGTTGTTACGAAAAATAAGAAACTTACCAGGGCTTCAAACGGAGACATCAATGTTATTGATAAAAGAGGCGACAACTTCTTTATGGTTACGCCTGATTTGCTTCCTTCATCCGCAGCCGTATTCAATTATAAGATGACAGTTGAGCCAACTTTCCCGCTTTCCAAACCTTTGATGCAGCAAAAATTGAATGAGTGGAGTGCCAACCCAATTATATCTTTGTCAATTCAAACTGGATATTATGATTTCCGTAAGGTTGCTGACAAACTTACCGAGATGAATGACTTTGACCCAGATGATTTCTTGGCTCAACAGCAGGGTGGAACAAACGAAGACCTGTTAGTTGACCCAGCCAAGATGATGGATTATGCCCACCAGGAAAACGACATGATGATTAAGGGTCAGAAACTTATCGGTACTCCGTATTCAACCAGGGAGCACACCGAAATCCATTTGGCATTTATGAGGTCTGACAAATTCAAAGCAGCTACTCCTGAAATAATGCAGAACTTCGCAGCCCATGTTATGGATGAGGAATTGGCACAGAGACTTCGAGAAAAGAATCTTGGGGCACAGGCTCAAGCAGGGCAACCAGCAGGTCAGCCAGGGCCAGAAGTTCCAGGTATGCCACCTCAAATGATGGCGGGTCAGCCAGGTCAGCCATCTGGACAGCCAGGTCAGCCAGGTTCAATACAAACAGGAGTATCACAGGGGATTGAAGCAGGTGCAGCAAAAGCTGCTAACCCCGCTATGATGCAGGGAAGCGAATCATTGCCTGATTTCGCAGGAAGATAATATGAAAAAAAGAGATGATTTAATTGCAATGCCAGAGAAAGTAAAAACTCCGATTGAGGAATTGGAAGTCTTGGCAAAATTTGCTGATTCGATTGAGTTTCAAGTTCTTAAAAGAGTTGCCAGGCGTTATACTGAAAACTTAAAGACCCAGTCTTTTACCCTGCGGGAAGAAGACCCGCAGTTTGCAATTAAGCATACCCGATATGTCGAACAGGCCGTGGGTATGGGACTTTTAATCAAAGCAGTTGAAGCAGCTCAAAAAGAATTAGCGGTACTTGATAAGGACTAATTATGGATTTTGGAAAGTTTATACAAGATTTAGCTCAAAAAGCCCAGGGGTTTTTCCGTGGAAGACAACAGGAGATGGTTTCTCCATTGCCAAAAACAACACCTGCTCCGTCTGCAACACCGACACCAAATTCTCCCTTATATGATTTTGCTCCTTATCGGCAATCGGGGAACTTTGAAATCAAGCAACCGCCTCAAGCTCTCGGTTCTGCTATGCGGGATATTTTTGGTGATAAAGCCGAGAGAGCTGCTGTTATTGCGGGGACAGAGAATCCTTCCTATGACCCAAATGCCACCCATGTGAACAAAAACGGGTCAATTGATTATGGAATTTTTCAGGTAAATTCAAATACTTTGCAAGATTTTATCAGGAGAAAGCCCCGCAAGATGCAGGAAATTGGAGTTAATTCTCCAGATGATTTGAAAGACCCGATTAAGAATATGAAAACTGCTAAACTTATTTACGATGAACAAGGGCCAGGAGCTTGGTACGGGCCAAAAGGAAAAGGATATTCTGTAATGGGAGGTGAGTAATTATGCCAGCAAAAGTTTATAAAAAAGCACAAGGGACATATCAGGTGAGAACTCCTCATGGAGTTCATGCCAAAGGAACAACTAAAAAGAAAGCGGAAGCTCAAGCTCGCCTAATTAACGCTGTTGACCACGGCTGGAAGCCCACACATTCAAAGGTAAATGTAAGATAATACATGCTTCGCAGGTTTTTCAGGATTGACAAGTAATTTTATTCGGTGTAGGATGGAGACACTATGCCAGAACCAATTGTTCCATCAGGCACACCGCAACCACCTGCACCAGCAGCAGTCCCCTCCGCAGGGGTTTCTCTTGACCAATTTAACCAACTTTCCGAAACAGTAAAACAAATGTCTGGATTTGTTGAAGATGCAGCATTTATTCTTTCAGGAATTTATGCAGACCCAACACTTCGTTCACAAGTCCAATCAAAGTTTTCTGGAAATCCTCCAGCAACACCACCCGCTACCCCACCCGCACCGCCTGCCACGCCACCCGCTACTCCGCCAGCGACCCCTCCTGCTGCACCCGCAGCTCCACCTACCGACCCCCGTATCAATGATATGGATATGAAATCCAGGGAAGATATTATTGCCAGGGTTGAACAAAAATATGGATATAATACTTTACAAGGAGAAGACAGAAAAACTCTCCGCAGAAATGTAGAAAGACGATTGAATGCTTGGGGAGCATCTGTTTTGGAATCTCCAGTTTCGTCATTGACTGGACTTTTAGAAGATGCTTATTTACTTGCGGACATGGGGAAAGCAAAAGAAGAAGGAAGGGTTCAGGGTTTAATTGATGCACATGAATCTCAAATGGGAGCATTGCCGACAATGGGCAATCAAACACCAGCTCCAGAAACTACAGTATTAACTGCTGACCAACAGAAATGGACAAATCGTTGGGGACTTAATGCCGACAAAGTTACTGACCGCTTAAAAGAATTTCAGGAAACTGGGGTTATGACATACAAACCGCCAGAAGCAGCAGCACCAGCGACACCAGCACCTAGTGGAAATCCAACTCCTCCTGTACCTCCTGCTGTGCCAGCAGCAGTTCCACAGCCTCAAAACGCACAATAATTTGCACCCATTGACATAATCACTTATACTGTAAGCAGAGTTATAAATTGAAAGCTCTTGCAACTATTGACGACATAAGTTATAGTTGAAAACAGGTAAACTAATATGGCAGGATTCAAATTTCGTAAATCAGTAAGAGGAGATAGCGGAGAAGCAGCAGAATTAACATTGCTTGCTGCTGCCTCAATCGTTCTTTCAATAGGAGACCTTATCCGTATTAACAATGCGGGGACAGCATCTCTTGTTACGGGAGGCGACTTAGTTTTAGGAGTCGTAACTGGCGTAACCGATAAGAATGGACTTCCCTTAACCCCCGATGCAGGAACTCTCGATACATATACAATGGCATCTGACAATGTTACCAATGTAGATAAGAATTATTTAGTCCGTTATATCCCTGCACTTGCCGATTACTTATTCGAAAACATTGCTGATTCAGCACTTTCCCGAACTCTACTTTTCACTTTCATGGCAGTCAACGATGAAAACGATGTTGACCCAGGAGCAACTTCCGATACTACTGTAAATACTGTAAGGCTTATTGAGCTTGACCCTGATAACACGGGCAGTACGACCAAAGGTTTGTTCCAGATTGTTGAATCATTCTGGGCACAAAACGCAATGGGTACTGTAGATACAGGAGGTATAGAAGCAGCTTAACACTCATGTGTTATAGTTAATCTATAAATAATATATGGCAGCACAAAGACCAAATTTTGCAGATACACTAGCACCAGAACTGGCGGAAGTATTTTTCGACAGATACGAAGCAGAGCCAGAAATGATGCCATCCTTGTTCAAGGTCAAAACAACTGACCGAGATAAGGAAACCGAATCCGCAGTAAGTGGATTCTCTCTCTTAATTCAAACAGCAGAACTTGGGCCACTTGATTATGAAGACCCGAACCAAATGTATAGGACGACCTATACTCCTTTGAAATACACCAAAGGATTCAAAGTTTCCCAGGAATTAGTTGAAGATGACCAGCACAATGTTATTCGGGCAATGCCTGAAGCACTTGGAAAAGCAGCTAAAAGAACTCAAGAGTTCTATGCAGCTTCGGTATTCAACAACGGATTCACTGCTGCAAACACTTCTTACGGAGACGCAAAACCATTATTCTCTACCCTTCATCCGAGGGCAGATGGTGGAACAGCTCAATCCAATGCCAGCTCAACTGGTATCACCTTAACTGAAACTAATCTTGAAACAGCCAGAATTGCCTTCCGCAAGTTCTTGGATGACAAAGGAATGCGGTTCATGTCTAATCCAAACTGCTTACTTACACCAGTTGACCTTGAGAAAACAGCAATGATTCTTTCAAAGTCCACAATGAGACCTGGAACTGCCAATAACGACTACAACATTTATGCAGGAATGTTCGATGTCAAGGTCTGGGAGTATCTTACATCTCAAACAGCATGGTTCTTGCTCGACATGAGGAATCATTTAATCTCCTGGTACTGGAGAATCCGACCAGAGTTCAAACAGGATAACGCATTTGATACAGATGCAGCTCTCTATAAGACTCGTGTAAGATTCAGCTTCGGCTGGAGCGACTGGAGAGGAACATTCGGGTCAGCAGGAGACGGACAAGCATACGCACTATAAAAACTACAGAGATGTGGTTTTTATAGTTTGAGCCGAAAGGCTCTTTTTTTATGGGGTTGGAGCAGGAAGATACTTCTTTCTACGGACATAATCTCTTTGCCATGACAGATATTGCACCCAATGTCTTTTTTTCCAAGCATACTTCCTGTGAGAATCACTACAAAACTTCCGTTTGCTTCCCCTGTTAAGGGAAAGTTCTAGCGGTTTACGGCAGTATTCGCATCTACTTAATTTCTTGAGCATCAGTTCCATTGGCATAGTGTACCCATTATAACTTACAGGGGCAAGTAAAGCCAATCGTAACCATTCCTTGACTGATTTATGTTATAATCAGTCAATGGATAAAAGAACTTATTGGAATAAGTATTATTTATTAAATAAGGCTAAAATTCGTGCTAGAGATAATAAGTGGGCTAGAGAGCATTCTGAAATTATTTATAAAAGTCATCGAGAATATAGAAAAAGAATTAGATTAGAGGTAATAACTCATTATGGAAGCAAGTGTGTCTGTTGTGGAGAAAACAAATTAGAGTTTTTAGCGATAGACCATATTGAAATGAATGGGTCTCAACAGAGATTACGCACTTTTAAGAAAAAAAATTCTGCTGGATTTCAAACTCATGCTTGGTTAAGAAAGAATAATTATCCTTCTGGGTTTCAAGTTCTTTGTCATAATTGTAATCTTGCTCGTGGTTTCTATGGCTATTGTCCCCATCAAGTTGAAGGTCTTGCTTAGATAAGTTATACTGGAAATATGAGTGTAACAAGTTTTGGTGATAATAGCCTAGATGCAATTGCGGGACGCATTCCCGTTGTATCAACTAAGCCAACTACCCCTGCTGGATATTACGGAGCAGGAGCAGTCGGTTATGATGAATGGCGTGGTGGAGAACCAATCTATCTTTCAACTGACAATAAACTTTACATTCAGCAAAGCACTTCTGGAGTTGCTGCGACTTGGAAGAAATTAGATTCAGCTTTTTCAACTTCGACTACCAGCTCGTCAACTTCCAGTTCAAGTTCAACTAGCTCTAGTTCAAGTTCTAGCAGTTCCACTTCCAGTAGTTCAAGTAGCTCTAGTTCGAGTTCAACCAGCTCTACAAGCTCTAGCACAAGTTCGACATCAACAAGTTCGAGTACATCAAGTTCGTCATCCAGTAGTTCCAGCTCAAGTAGCTCGACTACAACGATGCCTTAAAATATATGAGCACATACAGTAATTTAGACGCAATAACAGGAAGACTCAAAGTTGTAACAGGCAACCCTCTAACTCTCGTGGATTACTACGGAGCAGACGGGATGGTTGACCTTGACCATTGGATTGGTGGAGAAGTTGTATATAACAGTTCTGATAGTAGGATTTATATTCAAACAGCAACATCAGGTGTAACTCCTACCTGGAAAAGAACTGGGAACAAAAATACATTCGCAACTAGCACATCGAGTTCGACAAGCACAAGTTCGTCAACATCGAGTTCGTCAACATCGAGTAGTTCAACTACTACGATGCCGTAAGGAGAAAAAATATGGCAGAAACAACAGCAATAATTAGAGATAAAGCACTAAATAGCCCAGTAGGGAGATTTAAGCTGGTTACGCAACTACCGCAGACACCATCGGCTTACTATGGCGGAAGTTATACTTTGAAAGATTCCGATTGGAGAGGTGGAGAAATTGTCTATCATAACGGAACTGGGACTGGAGCAAACAAGCTCTATATTCAAACAGCAACTTCGGGAACAACGCCTACATGGAAAAGGCTGCTCCCGCAGTTTATAACAGGATAAAAATATGGCACACACAATAACATTAAGTCATGTAAGAAGTCTGGATACCGAGGAACACGAAATCTTAAAAGTGCTCTCGGCACAGAACGCAAAAGAAACTACCTCTGATGAGGTGGATGCTGACCACGCAAAGTATGCTAGCATCGGAGCTAAGTCATCAGGGGCAGTCAGTGGTGGAACAGTTCTCCTTGAAGGATGCCCAATCTCGGCTGATGCAGCCCAGTGGATTACTTTGGCCACTCTCACAGTCAATGGTGCGAATAAGTGGTTTGGAGCTGACGCAGCCAATGGACTTGCTGTTTGCCGATTTCTCCGAGCCAGGATTTCTGCACAGGTTGCCAACGGGACAGTAGATGTCTATATCGGAGTAAAGAGATAACAATGTGCATGATTACACTAAACCTAAAATCTGGGACATAGTCTGGCATAAGAATTACGAAAAATACAAAACACATCATCAAGTCTTCTGGAATCTACTCCGTCAAAAAGCAAAAGGTAAAGTATTGGATTTGGCTTGTGGGCCTGCTTGTTATTGGACTGATTGTCCTATTGAATTATTTGGCTGTGATTTTAGCTCTGAAGCTATTTCCGAGGCTGTTCTCAATAATCCCACAGGTAAATTTCTCGTAGCAGAACTTCCCACCCACCACTATGACGGAATGCGTTTCGATACTGTCGTTATGTCTGGGCTGGTTAATTACTACCAAGACCTAGCTCCCTTCATGCAGATGGCGGTTCTCGCTTCCCGTCCTGGTTCACACTTCCTTATCACCATAAATGTTATTGACGATTTCTCTGACCGCCACTGGGATATGGACAGAATTGAGTCCGAGTTTCTCCCTTACGGGATTGTCCAAGCCAAGTTTTATCCAAAAATAGGGTGGCTTGTTGACATTGAAACAATTTGATACCATAATAATGGAGACTATGAATAAAGATGAGATAGATGTAATAAAGACTTCAGACTTCACTTTGGCTTCAACTCTCCTGTGTTTGGGCTTCGACATAATAGGTATTGACAAGACCGATATAAAAAGAGTAATCTTTTATTATAGGAAGACTTCAGACCTTGAAATGGCGATGCAAAAGTTCGTGAATAACGAGGTCAGGGTCAACCCGAAGGACTTTGTTTTCGCACAGAGGGAGGTGAAAACGATTATCTATTCGGATATACAGATATGAGAATACTTAAAAATTTATCAAGAGAATGGGTTAAGGCATCCTACAGTGGCAGGGAACTTGTCATCAAACCAAAAGGTTCTCTGACGATAGACGAGAGTGGTAGGCTCAAAGGAGCAACTGATTATCTCTTACAAACCTTTGGCTTTCTTAGAGAAATCACACCGATTACTACTTATCCTACTCCCAAGAATGATGAGGAAGTAAAGAAAGTAGTTAAAAAAGCAAGGGGGGTGAAGAAAAATAAATGATTGTCCATAATCCAACAGATACAGCCGTAAGAGATTATCCTATTCAAGACCCGAAGGGTGGAGATGTGGCTCTTTGGAGTATATTGCCAGGGGAAACACTCGACTTTCCTGATTACGCAGGTAAATACTTGACACAAGTTTATGGCTTTTTACAAAGAGTCGTAACCAAAGAAGAACTTAAAGTTGAGCAAGATGAAACAGAAAAGCTCAATCAAGGAAAACATTTCTCACCAGTTAAAATTGTTGAGAAAGGAGCAACCAATGCAGTAATGCAAGCTCCAGCTCCAACAGCAGAACAACTTACACCAAAAAATCCAGTGCTTACTCCTCCAGCTCAACAGTCAGGATTGCCACCGCAACCTGATATGGTAGGTGGAGTAGTCGGAGATGAGGCTGACAAAGTGCCAGAAGCTCAACCGAGTGCAGTGCCAGCACCAACAGTGCAGCCTGCTGCTAAGACAGGAGGGTTAGTTTGTCCTGATTGCGGAAAGAGTTTCCAAAATAAAGCTGCGTTGAAAACACATTACGCTCACCAACATTTGGTTCTTCCAGGGATAAGCTAATATGTATGCAAACGATAACGCTAGACGGCATCGAGTATGTTCTCGTTCCAAAGGAAACACTGCAACCGACTATTGCGGGGGGGGTCGGGTCTCAACCCCCTGTGGCAACGCAGGATGCCCCTAGAAGCCCGTTAGAGGACTTCATTGGGGAATCAGTCGCTCCAACTACTCAACCCCATGTAGATGATGGTTTGGCGACCCAGGATGAGAAGGAAATTGCCATTAGGGTAGTAACTCCTGAACAAACAGTTGATGTTCCCAAAGCTCAACCAAAGGTTTACGATTATCGTGAAAAGTTTTTGAAGAAAGAACTGATGCCTTCCGATGTCTATGCAACACCAAAGTATGATGCAAAGACTTTGGCAGGAAATCCCGAAGACCCCATGATTAAAGCTGATGCCCAGAAACCAGCCAGCATGAGACTGTTCTACGGGCCTGGTGCTCAATATGAGGGGTATTGACTTTGACGATAATGGGGACTATTCTATAATAGTTCGATATAAATGATATGAAAAAAATAGGTATTCTTACCACATTCGGTTCATGGGACGAAGCATACTCACCTTGTAATGTAGTCAAGCATCACTTGCTTGCTCTCGTCAGATATGGATACACTCCCACTTTATTTGTTCTCGATTGTTTTCCAGAAGAATTTAAGATTGAAGGCGTTGATATTCAACGGGTACTTCCCACAATTAAGTTCGAACCCTACCAGGGAATCGTTCAGCACCACAATATCCCCAATGTTTTTGAAAAAGACATAGCAAGAATTGTGCCTGCAATGGAACAGGCTTTCAAAGATTTCGATATTCTTCTTTGTCAGGATATTATTTTTCAGGATTCATTTCTTGCCTATAACGCATCTCTCCGTAAGATGGTCATGCCCAAAGAACTCAAACTCTACCATTGGATGCACTCTGGCCCATCAAAAAGATTGGAGATGGGAGAACCAATGTCTTTTCTTTTTACTCTCCCGCCTCAATCCAGACTCATTTATATGAATCGCTATGATGTGGTTCGGGCTGCTGAAATGTATGGAATCTATCCCAAAGATGTACGGGTGGTTCATAACCCTGTTGATTATCGCTTACAGGAAGGAACTGACGATTTAACCGACAAAATAATTTCTCACTTCGGATGCAATGAAGCTGACATTACAGCCGTTTATCCTCTTTCAACTACACGCATGGGGGCAGGTGGGAAGCAGCTTCATAAAGCAATCAAGGTTATGGCTGGTCTCAAAAAGCTGGGGAATAAAGTCCGTTTCATTGTTCCCAATGCTCATGCTAACGCAGCAAATGAAAAGACTGAAATTGAAAAGATGCGTAATTTTGCTAAAGAACAGGGACTTGACCCACGCTATGAACTTATTTTTACTTCTCTGATTGACCCGAAATGGGAGCACGGGATTCCTCACAATGTGGTAGTTCAACTGATTCGTTATTCAGATATATTTTTGTTTCCAACAGTATCGGAAAACTGTCCTTTGATTCTACTTGAAGCTGCACTTGGTAAAAATCTGATGGTTCTCAATGAAGATTTTTCACCACTTAAAGATTTTGTCGGGCCACATGCTCTCTATTTCAAGTTTGATTCCGTTACTACAACGACCAATCACTCTGGATACCCAGATGGTGAAGATGGTTATTTCAGGGATTGTGCCAAGATTATCAATGCTGAATTGCAGAGCAATAGGATTTATTTAGCTTATAAAGAAATTCGTAATAAGTTCAATATAGACTATATCTTCAAAAAGCAATTAGAACCTTTGTTCTATGAGAACTGGGAAGAAGAAGTAAAAGCACCACAGGGAAATCCCGCACTTGGTATTCCCACAACTGGTGAGCTTAAACCAACAGACCAGGACATGTTAGAGCTTCCCCCTCAAGGGATGCCAGACATCCTAGAAGGGGAGGAGGGTTATGGAGTACCAGGAGAATGAAGAATTACACGACTTTCCAGAGTTTGATAAGGTCTATAAAAGATTTCAGGAGAAGGGGATTCTTAAAGACCCTACTCAAATCAGTCTTTACACGGCCATCTCAAATGTCTGGTGTGTCGGAAAAGCTGTACTCGATGCAGGGTGCGGTTTGGGTATCGGAACACATATCCTTGCCAGAGAAGCCCTGGGAGTTTGGGGACTTGATAACAACGCTGACACAATCAAAGTGGCCAAACTCTTATATGAAGGCCCACGCCTCAAATTTGAAGAAGTGGATTTACTTGAAGAACTCCCACGACCCTTTGCTACATTCGATATTGTTACCTGTATTGAAGTCATTGAACATGTAAAAGATTATGAAAAAATTATTATTACTCTCAAAAAATTCCATGACCCTAAAAGACGGACTGTCTTTTTTATCTCATCTCCAAATCGAAATTCCCAAAAACTTGGCCAGCAGAAACCGAATAATGAATACCATGTACGGGAATGGATGGCAGGTGAATTTTATCAGATTCTTACAAAGCACTTCGGAAGTGTTGTTCTTTACTCTGGTGAAAGAGTGGACACTTTTGCACAGGAGGAAACAGTTGATGGGAACACGGAGGAAACGCCTATCTTAGCAAAGTGTGAAGACCCAATTGCATTATGAAAGAAGAAATTTTACTAATCGGTGAAGGATTTATAGGTTCAAAACTCGCAACAAGATTGACCGAGCTTGGTTATCAGGTGTCTATTGCTGACATAAAATATGGTCAGGATATTACTAATAAAGGGGTCATTGATGAGGTTATTCGAAAGTTCCCAGGACAGAAGATTATTCTCATGGCAGCTATTGCCAACCTCAATGACTTTGAAAAGAATCCAGAGCTGGGTATGGATGTGAATGTTTTGGGAGTTGTAAATGTTTCACTAGCTTGCCATGCGTACAAAAAGCGTCTTTATTACATTTCCACCTGTTGTGTCTATGGGAATACTCCCGACCTTCCCTCCACAGAACAGGCACGGCCAGAACCTTCAGAGGTGTATGCAGCAGCAAAGCTGGCAGGGGAGTGGATAATCAAAGGTTTGAACAAATCCTACGATATGGAATATGTGATTCTCCGCATTGCCACTTGCTACGGCCCAGGCATGAGGAATGCTCTCGCACCTGCGGTTTTCATCAATCAGATTAAAAGGAATGAGCCTATCACAATTCACGGAGATGGGAAGCAAACCCGAACTCTTACTTACATTGACGATGAGGTTGAAGGAATCGCTCAAGTTATTAAGTCTGATGTGGTCAACGATACTTTTAATATCTCTACCGAAGAAGAAATTTCTGTTACTTATATGTCTTCCGTTATCCGTGAGGAAATGGGAGTGCCTGACCATCCAGTCGTAAAGATTGCAGACCGCAAGGGACAGACTTTTACGGAACAAATTTCTACAGGGAAGATGCGGGATGTAAGAATCTGGAAAGGAAGATATGCTCCGAATCCCATGAAGGTAAATGGATTGGGGTGGGTAGCCAAGACTTCATTCAGGGAAGGAATTAGAAAAACCCTTGAATGGATGAAAGAGAATAACCTAGAAACCTTATGAAGATTTTAGTTACAGGCGGAGCAGGATTTATTGGTTCACATTTGGTGGACTCACTTATTGAGGACAAACATGAAGTTATTGTTATTGATAATCTTAGCACTGGCAGACGGGATAATCTCAATCCTAAAGCCGTTTTTCATCGTCTTGACATCTCCCGTGATGGAGGAAAAATTGAAAAACTCTTTAAGCGGGAACGATTCGATTATGTCTTCCACCTCGCAGCAATGGCCAGAATCAACGAGTGTCTTGACAAGCCCATCGAATCCTTCTCAATCAATACCTTAGCAACTTTGTTCCTGGTTCACATGGCCAGGGTTCATGGAGCAGCTTTTGTCTTTTCCTCAAGTTCATCAGTTTATGGGGAGATAGATAAAAGAGTTCCTGTTGTTGAGGAGACATTGCATAATCCGATTTCTCTTTATGGAGTTCATAAATCATCAGCCGAGAAATTGGTTTTGATGTACCATAAATTTTATAACACAAAGACTGCTGTTTTAAGATATTTTAATGTGTATGGAACTTCCCGCCAGAATCCAGAAGGGGCTTATCCGAATGTCTTTGCTGCTTTTGGTAGGGATTTTAGGAAGGGAGAAATAACTATTTATGGAGACGGAGACCAGGAAAGGGATTATATTCATGTTTTCGATGTAGTTAAAGCTAACAAAAGATTCTTACAAACCCAGCAATGTTGGGGGCAGGCTTTTAATATCGGGACAGGAGAACCTCACACAGTCAATGAAGTCGCAGACTACTTTGACTTTGGGGTGAAAAGAAATTACCAGCCTGCGAGAGTTGGAGACCCCCGCTTCTCATGTGCTGATACTCATAAAGCAGATATGAAACTCGGATTTAGGTCTGAAGTTCCGTTTAACAAAGGTGTTCAAATCTTTTTACAGTCGCTAAAAGAGTTCACATCTTTTTATAAGAAAGGATAATTATGGAACAAGATGATTTATACTTAATTGCAGAGTTGGAGGACAAGACCCTCCAGACTGTCTATGAATATGTACGGAACAATGTACCACGGCCTTTTGGTCTCCTTCTTTCTGGTGGGTTTGATAGCGGTTTACTTGCTGCTGTTACGAAACCTGACTTTGTTTTCACTGTCCGTTTTCCATACGGGATTCAATACGATGAGAGTCGTTATGCTGATGCTGTTATTGACCATCTTGGTTTGCGTAGCAAGACTGTTATTTTAGAACCTCGTAAAGAAGACTTTGAACGGGATGCTGCGGATGCAATCAAAGTTATCGGTGAACCAGTAACCCACTTTTCAATCGTTCCCTTTTACATGGTCATGCGACTGGCTGCTGAAAGAATGCAGGAGAAGGGGTTGACTCCGCATGTTTTGTCAGGAGAAGGGCCAGATGAATACCTCGGTGGGTATGCCAGACAGATTATCTTTGATGAATTTTACAAACTATATAGAATCCCAGAACTTAGAAATTATCACGAGACGATTGATAGGGTGCTTACAAAAGATAGCAGTTATACCGAGGAGCATTTAGTTCATCTTTATGGAGAAATGATGGGTTATCCTCTTGAAAAAATTAAAGATTACGCATCAATGTTTAAGCTCCCCCTTCAAGGCAGAATCGGTAAAATGGATATGGAACTTGGGGTTATTGAGAAATTTGAACAAAAGCTCGCTAAAGCTGCGGGAGTAAACTTACATTATCCTTACATTAACGAGGAATACGCACAGTATTGTTATGCCCTGCCAGATAATTTGAAGATTCGGGGTGGCGTAACTAAGTGGGCATTCAGACAGATATGTAAGAAATACTTACCTGGATTTATGATGGACAGAGCTAAGATGGGTGGCCCAGTTGCACCTATCAATACTTGGTTAGGTAAACCAGAATTGGGGTTTGGTAAGTCAGCTTGGTTGGATTACCAAAACAAAATACTAAATGAAAACAAATGAAAGATATACTAGCATCGTTATTGCTTCGTATATTGCAGACGAGCTTCGAGCAAAGATGTTTCGCACTTCGCTTGACTCCTTGTTAGCAACTACGGAGAATCTTCCTGTTGAAATTATTGTTGTAGATAATGGTGGGGATTTACACATTTCTGGCTATCTTGATGGTTTGCTTCTTGGTGGTGCAATTCAGTGCGTAATTCACAATGCCAACAATATGCACTTCGGATTTGCCCGTAATCAAGGACTGGCGATGGCAAAAGGAAATTACATTTGTATAGCTGATAATGATATTTATTATGAGGATGGCTGGTTGGAAGACAGTTTGGACTTTCTTGAAAAATATCCAGAGGAAAAGGTTTATGCAAGTTTTATTGATTATCCAATGGGGGGACTTACGGAAAGATACCATCAGGGCGTACTTGGTGATGCTAAATTAAGTATGAGGGCAGGAAGTAATTGTTGGGTAATGAGAAAACGGGATTTTGATATTTTAGGGGGCTTTGAAAACCATCGGGTTGCTGGCACAAGGTGGACTGATAATGCCGTGAGAAATGGTTATCTTTGTGCAGTTCTACCAGGACAGAAAACAAGGGATTTAGGACTTCGGCAAGGATATGACCATACAAAATCACTTCCCGTGAAAAGAACCTTACGCAATGGAGAGGAGGTGTACTTCAACCAAGATGAGTTTGAGATACCCAGTTAGTCGAAAGTTTGCATCAAGTTGGCAACACCATGTGGTTAGGTATGCCTGGGCACTTCCTCATTGTTATCGGAGGAGTGTTCTTGAAACTGGTAGTCAGTATGGATGGGGAGCTTATCTTATTTCCTGGGTAGCCAATTCAGTTACTTTGACAGATATTAGTAAACCCTGGATGGAGTATGCCATGAAGCAGGTTTATCAATGTCCAGTAGAGTTCTTTCTCAAAGATTTCGAAAAGGAATTTGTTGTAGGGAAATGGGATACGATTGTTTGCTTTGAAACAATTGAGCATCTTGAAGACCCGAATTTCTTTTTGGAACAATGTTCTAAATCTATGACAGAGAAAGGAAGATTTCTCTTTTCTGTTCCTCACATGGTAGAAAACCATGAACACAAACAGGTTTATGATAAGAAAAAGATTTCTGCACTAATCTCTAAGTATTTTACGCTGGAAGATATTTTTGAGCAGACCAAAGAACCGATTACGGGAAACAATATGTACGGAGATTTGAAATGTTATGTAGGATGGGCAACTAAAAAATGAGTGGAGTAACTTTTATCATATCAGCTCGAAACGAATACCCGCAGGTCGCAATGACTGTGGATAATCTTATGTTGGATTGCTGGCAGGCTGGAATCCATGACTGGGAAGTAATTATTGCCGACAACGGGTCAACGGATAATACCAGTAAGTTTTGGAAATATGCTTTTAAGAATCCTTATGCCAAACATGCCGACCACCAACTTCCTGAAGAACTCCAGTATTCCCCCCGTGGCATGGCAAATGAGGGAAGAATTAAATTTGTCTATGACCCAGTATTCTCAAATGTAGGAGCACGCCATCTGGCTGTTCAATATGCCAAGTACGAAAACATTATCTTTGCTGATGCTCACATTTCCTTGAAGCCTGGAACTGTTAAATATGTTCTTGAAACTCTGGATAAGTTCGGAGGAGTAGTTCATGCACCTGTTGCTTGGATGGGGGCTTCGGTTTATCATCCGCATCCTGGTATGCAATATACTTACAAGATTGGTGAGAAGATTTGGGGTACTTGGAATTATGCCCAAACTGTGGGAGATGCACCTTTTTATATTCCTTTATCTGGTCATTGTTTTATTGCTGTTAAAAAGAAAGAATATATGGATTTCGGGGGATACGACACGCATCAACAGATTTATGGTGGGGGAGAAAACTATCTTGATACTCTCTATTGGTTGCTTGGCAGTAATGTTATGGTTGACCCACGGGGTCTGGTATTTCACCTTTCTGCTGGTAGGGGGTATTCATATAATCAGACTTCTTTGATTCACAACATGATTCTTACTGCTTATACGCTGGGTGGGGAGAAATGGTCTGAACGAATTTTTCTTACTTACTTGGATAAGACGGGAACGGATATAAAAATGTTGAAAGAGATGTATGCCAAGACACTTGAAGAAGGTAAGGAAAAACGGGAGCTAATAGCTTCCCGACAGATAATGTCTCTTGAAGATTTGTTAGGAATTAACAGACCGAATGATTGTGATGGGGCGGAATATAAGATGCAGGCCCATGCAAAAAGAATTTGGGATATTAAAAATGATGAATTGCATGGTCATCATATTTCCTTTGTAACTGTATTCGGGGATTGGATTGATAGGCTTAAAACTGAAGAAGCCAAAGATTTCTTTGTAAATAGTCTTTATCAAAAGGAGACATGATGTGGACATTAGAAAAGAAGCAAAAATATAATCGGGAATATAGAATTAGAAATAAAATTATTCTAAATAAGAAGCGTAAAGAGTGGACTTTGAAACGCAGAATTGCAATTATAAAGAAATTTGGAGGTAAGTGTAAAAGGTGTGGTTTTGACGACCCAAGAGCATTACAAATTGACCATGTTAATAATGGTGGTCATAAAGAATATAAAAAAATGTCAGAGTTTAGATACTACAAAATGGTTCTTGAAGATACTTCTGGGAAATATCAGATTCTATGTGCTAATTGTAATTGGATTAAACGATATGAAAAATCTTAATAGTCCCCATCAAAAAGGTTGAGGGGTTATGTTATACTAGAACTATGTCATTACAAACCTGGGAAGAATTAGTATCAGTTCAAGTTGCAGCAGGCACATCTTTTGGTACTTATACCACAGCTAAAACTGTTATCAATCCACAAGCTCTTTATGTCCTTCCTGCTGGATTTTGGACAATTGGTAAAAAGCTGCGTATTACAATTCATGGCGGAATTGGTACTCTTGTAACCACCCCTGGGACAATTACCTTCCAAGTAATGATTGGTTCTGTTATCGCTTTCACCACTGGGGCAATTCAACTTAATGCGACTGCTCACACTAATCTTCCTTTCAGACTTGATATAACTTTGACCTGTCGGGCAGTGGGTAATTCAACAAATGCAAATCTTATGGGACAGGGTATCATTTTTGGTAAAATGGTAACTGTAACCGCAGCCCAAACAGACGGAGCAAATACTAATTCAGTTATTTTAGTTCCTGCCACCGCAGCAGGAGTTGGAACAGGATTTGATAGTACAATTGCCAACATTCTTGATTTGTTCGTAGGATTCTCAATTAGTGATGCAGCTAACACAATTAAGATTGAACAATACGAAGTAGAAGCTCTGAACTAACCTCCTCCTCTCATTGTCTCCATGACTGCTATAGTCTTTCTAAGTTATACTAGAAAGTAATATGGCAAGACTGTGGTCATCAGGTATTGAATTACAATCAGTAACGGCAGGTGTTGAGTTTGACACTATTGTCGGTTCTCCAACAATTGCTACCGATATAAAACGAAGCGGTTTAGCTTCACTCCGAACAAATCCCACGGCTGCTGCTCATTATGTCAGTAAAGAAATCCAGGCTAATGGTGGAACAAATTATGTTTTCGTCAGAGTTTGGGTTTACATAGCGACTGCTCCTTCTGCTGATACCACTATCATAAATCTACCAGAGACCACTACATTATTCGGTGATGGTGCGTCTATTATTTTGACTACTGGTCGTCAACTTCAGTTTTTTGATGAAAGTGGGTCTGCACAAATTGGTTCAAATAGTGCAACCATTCCTCTAAATGAATGGCACATGATTGAGATTCAGGTGGCGACTGACGGAGACTCTCTTTTTGCCAGATTAGATGGTATTCAATTTGCTACCGATGTTGGGATGTCTGGTATTGTTGCTTCCCCTCAAACTCTTTTCGTAGGAGTTCTTGATGCAACTACGGCTGACCTCTATTTTGATGATATTGCTGTCAACAACGCTTCTGCGGGAGGAGACCAAACTTCATTCCCAGGTAGAGGAAAAATTGTCCATTTGCACCCAAGTGGAACGGGAGATAACAATACTGCACTGCGAGGGGGAGCTGATAGTGGTGCTAATTGGAGTCAAATAAATGACATAACTCCAAATGATGCGACTGCCTACATGATTATTGAAGCAACCAATGACACTGTTGATGTTTTGGTTGAATCACCCACAGTTGCGAGTCTTGATATTTCAGACCAAATAAAATTGGTTCAGATTGGAGCTAGGTGGACAGGAGCAACTTCTGGGTCGCAGATTATAAATTTAAGAGTTAAGTCTGCTCCAGGTGGGACGACTACTGAAACAGCCAATATAACTATGGCTTCTGCTTCTTGGTGGACTAACGATGATACTGCACCAAGAAATTATAAATTAACATCATATACCGACCCAACCACAGGAAATGTTTGGAAAGTCTATGGCCCTAATTCGTTGGATAATATGCAAATTGGTGCTAGGGCAAGTGATGCTGTTCCTGACAATTGGATTACTGCTATCTGGGCATTGGTAGAGTATCTTCCAGTAGGTTTTTCAGCTATTGGCAGACCTTTCCACCCAGGAAAAGGCCCGTCAAATATAGGAAGATTTTTTCAAACCAGAAAGGATATGCAGGCTTTAGCACCTGTATTCCCTACCACAACTACCAGCACTAGCACTTCAACTTCAACGAGTTCTAGTACCAGTTCCTCAACCTCCAGTTCTACGAGTACCAGCACTAGCACTTCGAGTTCTACAAGTACCAGTTCGAGCAGTAGCTCGACAACAACTCAATCGGGAACAACTGCTCACACCGCCACCAGTAGTTCAACAACTTCCAGCTCAACTTCAAGTTCTTCAAGTACAAGTTCTTCGACTTCCAGTAGTTCAAGTACAAGTTCCTCAACCTCAAGTAGCACAAGTTCTAGCAGTTCTTCAACTTCGAGTAGCACGAGTTCTAGCACTAGCAGTTCGACTTCCAGTAGTACCAGTTCAAGTACCTCGTCAACCTCAAGTTCTACGAGTTCTAGCACTAGTACCTCGACTTCGACTTCCAGCAGTTCGAGCAGTTCGTCCACATCTTCTTCGTCCACGACTTCTGCTATGCCTACCGAGCTTGGTGGGGATACAGAGTTTGAACGCTATTGGGATTTAATGAATGAGGCAAACGGGAACTCCTCAAGAAATTCTAATATCACCAGTGCTACGGCAGTTGAAACAAATGGAAGACTGATTGGATTTGATAAGGGAGATTTCAACGGAGCTACTGTTCAGGTCTTCTTTGAAGTTGTAGGTTCAATCGCTAATTCTGCTCAAACAGGTTCTTTCGAACTTTATGATGTAACTAATGCAGCCATCATAGCCACTGTTACTGTTACTGGCTCTACTGCTATGCAGAGAGTCCGCTCTGCGGATTTACTTTCTTCCCTGGCTGCTGGCCTTGTTGAATATACAGTTCGTGCCTATAACTCTGATGGTGCAACTGTTGCTAAAATCTTCACGGCCCGTTTAATTGTTCTTCAAATTAACGCAGGAGGAGTAGATAAGACTGCGGGAGATTTCATTCTATCAAGTAGGGGAACGATTTTTTCCACCAGTTATACAACTCAATCACAGTTCCAATATGGCGGGTCATTTATCTACCACTCTGCTTGGTGGGAGAACACTCTTTTCTATCTTGAAGCCACAATGAGTGATTCTGACCCTGCGGGTACAGTCTTTATTGACCTTTGGGATGATACTGCAAACGCATCGGTTTCTGGTTCTGAACTTTCTGTTGTTGGAACTACTGTTACCAGGGTTCGTTCAGCAGCATTAACGCTGACCGATGGAAACGAATACTATATTCGGGTTAAGCATGTCAGTGCTTCTGGAACTTTATTTAGAGCTGCCCTTCTTTTCCTTACCGATGCCACCGCTTCGGCTGGTGCAAAGTTTGCTGACTATCGTTCTAT